GTTCGTCCTCACGTTCGTTGAGTTCACGCTTTTCTGCCTGTACTTCGCGTAACTGTGCGATTACCGATGACAGATCGGTCAGATCGGCAACATGTTCGCTGACAGGTGCCGACGCGAAATCGTTGTAGTTCGCCTGCCAATTGTCGGGCAGCAACCCGGCAGCGATGTTCCGGCAGAAATCCGCGACCGCGGAAACATGCCACGAACGCTCGCTGTAGTCGACATACTGGCGGTAGATTTTCAAATCGAGGGTGCTGTCAAACACCCCCCAGATCACCTCGTCGGTGTCGCAACAGATCGACTGCTGCACGCCTTGCCAATGCCAGTAGGCCGGCAGAGGGCCGTATCCGTCGCCGTAGTCGCCGTCAGGGTCGAACACACCCGAATAGGTTTTGATTTCTACGATGGCGTCGGGCAGGAACTGGTTGTCGCCGATGTACCCGTCGAGGGTGGCGACCATTGACGCGCCTCGTTCTTGGAAGACGTACATGCGGTCGGGTTCGTTGACTCGTTCGCCGATTTCGTCGCCAACCCAGTTCAACAAGGTGGCTTCTAGGCGGTTGCCGCGTTCCATCGCACGGTTTGTTTCGGTGACGGTTGGTTCGTCAGCGAGTTTGTCGATGCCGAGGCCGTACTTCGTTTTGAAACGGTGTTGGCCGTGGACTGCTGCCGCGTCTGATGCGGATACGACCGGCCAGCCGGTGTCGTCCCGGTGACGAAGTTTCAGCCATTCCATGCTGCCGTGCAGCGGTTTGATGATGGTTGCACCCATAGGTTCCTCCTGTGTAGCGGGTTGGCTACAGTATTACAGGAGGGTGTGACACGCTGTCAAGTCTAAAAGTTCTCGTCAAACCAGTTGACCGGCAGGTGAGCTGCGAGCGAGTACACCGAGCAGACGTTCTCTAACGGGATGTGGGTGATCTCGCCGACGGTGTCAGGATCGTTCGGGATGCCGATAACGGACGACACGATCGTCAGGTGACCTTCTAAGCATTGGGGCCACACCCAGCCGACCGTCAACACATGGGTTTCCTTAGGTTCGTAGGTAGCGGTATCTACCCAGCCACCTTCGCCACCCGATGCAGCGTCACGCCATTGACACACCACAATCGGCCATGTCTCATCGTCCTCGTCGTACACCTCGCCCATCAGAACGGCTCGTACGGAATAAGTTTGCCGCCACACGCAGAGCATTTACGGCCACCAACAACGATGGCACCGCACCGCACGCACTCGTACACAGGTTCGCTCATTTCTTCCCCCTATTGCGGGCACGGTTTTTCGATGCGGACTCCATTGTCGTGCCGCCACCTTTCTTGTGCGACACATCCTTGCCGCCCTTGCCCATCACCCCGCGCTTGCGACGTTCCTTCGACAGTTCAGCACGGTACGCTCGACGGCTGTCGTTGTCATGGTATGCGGTGTCGTACGCAGCCTTCTTCTTGCGCGCTTTCGCGTTCTTGCGGTAGTACTGCGCGGAGCGTTTAGGGCTGCTGCTCTTTGGTGGGGCCATAGTTATATAGTTTGCCACGCCAGAAGGTCTGTCCGTGGTGAATCGGGATCTGTTCGTACCAGAACTGGCCGTCGCCTTCCTCATACGACACGACTGAGAAACCTTGCTGCCAGTCCTCCACCACCGTCAACGGGCGACCGTCGAGGTCAATCCCGCCGCGCGTCGAAGGGACAGCTCCGTCCGTTCGGGCAAGGGTTCCAGGCGACGCCGCAAGGATCGTCTTGGGGCCATCCCAATCCTCTCTGGTTTTCTCAGCCCACTCACGGCGGTGGATGTGACCGAAGATGACAGATACTTTGCTTTCGCTGTTGAGATACTGATGCGCTGTCGAACCGTTCGATTTGACACGGTTGCCGTGGATGACTTTGAGTTTGTTGTTGATCCAAAAGCTGGATGCAGGGTAGCCAGCCAGATACTGGATGCCATGATCGTCAAAACGGCAGAGATAAGGCACACTAAGAACAGGCCAAGAATCTGGAGTGTTGCCTCGACGGATACCGAACGCAGCTTTCGCGTTGTCGATGACATAGTTGACGAGCCTTTCTTCGTGGTTACCGGCGAGCCAAAAAATTTCTGCGTTGGGAGCGCACGCCCGTAGTTCAGCAGCAAAGACAGCAGCCCGATCGATGGACGCTTGGGTGGTGTGAGAAAAAGCCGGCGAGAGCCGGTATTTTCCGAGTTCCGGCAGGTCGAGATTATCGCCGACGAGGGTGACGAGGTCGGGGTTTATGTCCCGCATCACCGACAGACACAGCGAGATTGCTGCCTCGTCGTGGGTTGGGACAAGTTCTCCGTCAGCAGCCCTGTAATAGCCGATCTGTACGTCAGGGACAATCACGGCGGTCTTGTAGCCTTCGGGGCGTGCAACGCCTTTTAGGGGCCTTACAGAGCATTTGACGGGGGCTGACTGCGACACCGGGTTCCACTCGGGGCCGTCCTCCCACGACGGAGAGAACGACAACCCAGCCATGTCAACCGTGTGCGCCTCACCCTCGTCATCTTTGTAGAAACCCTGCCACACGTTGACACGTTGGATCTTGCCGACTTCCTCGACATCGATCCCGTTACGTTCCAACAGGTGGGCGATCTTCCCCAACACCTCTTTCTTCGGAGGGGGAGGGCCGGCTTTCATGTCGTCAGATAACGCCACAAGTACACCCCCCAGTAGTGTGCCGTTGCACCGTGGACTTGGAGATGTTGTGCCCGTTGGCCTGCAACACTTCGGCGAACCATCGAGCAGTCAAACCTGACTTGCCGTTCTTACGTTCATTGCCAGGAGTTGACGCCAACTGTTTCAAAGTTTCGTTGAAAACCCTGAGGTCTTCGCCGTCTAGCTGCTCACGCAGATAATAGATCCCGCACCGAACCATTGGTTCCGGTTCCGGTACCGCCTGTAGTGCTTCCGCGAGTCCCATGTCCCTCCAATATCTTGATGATGTGACAGAGACGCTGCGCTTCGTCTGCGCCTCTGGGCACAACTCTAGTCAAGAAATGGGCTGCGTCAAGGTATACATCTTGGGGCATGGGTCGCCTTCCTCTTTGGGAGGAATCAGCGACCGTGCTTCAAGTGGTAATCGATGTGGTCATTGAGTCGTTCCCGAGTGTCCTCAGAAACCTCAATAACGCGATCCAACTTCGCAGAGTTCGCGGCGTGATCCCTCGCGTTTTCCTTCTTCAACTGAACAAGGGTGACAAGGATACCACCGGGTGCCAGCACGGCGAGAAGAATCGTCAGCCAAACTGGCATCGGAGATTCACTTTTCTCCGAAAGCCTGTTCGATTTCTTCGATCGTCAGGTCGCCGTCACGGTATGACTGGGCGAGAGCCTGGACGACTCCGAGGACAGCGACCGCGCCGGACATGACAGCAGCCTTCCACAGTTCCACGTCGAGGGCGATGCCAACAGCACCGTTCGGGATGCAAGCTGCAACAAAGGTGGCGGCGAGACGGGCAACAATTTTGGTGGGGTTCATGGCAGCTCCTACGCGGTCGCTTGGATGTCGATGATGATGTCGGCTTTACCTGACGAGTACACCTTGATGTGGCCGTTCTCGACAGGGACAAGCGACGTGTTGGCAATCGGGGCATCAACATAGTTGACGTTGCTGACGTTCGGCATGTCGCCGGCGTCCCACACGGTGACGAACCCTGGCTCGTAGGGGACGACGGTGATGTTGACGAACGCGGCAGACACATCAGCGACCCGTACGTCACGGGTTTCTCCGGCTTTGAATGGCCCGCCTTTGGAACGGGAGTCGAACAGTCGGGCAGGCTTGACGAGACGCATGTCGAGATCCTTCGTGATGTGTGTGATCGGGTCGGGGGTGAAGTTGTTGGGGGGTTCCGGCGGGTTCCATACTTCTAGGACTTGGCCGGAGTAACGGGAACGTGATTTGGGGAGTTCGACTGGTTGGAAGTGCCACGGCTCGGAGTTGACGTTGGCGAAATGCAGCAAGTCGAATCGGTGTGCGTTGGCGTTCGCCCAGTTGAGGTCGCCGACGAGGTCAGCGGCGTAACACCAGCCTTCGCTGTCGGTCGGTTCATGGTAGGAGCGGCCAGGAGGCGCAGCGGATGCGACACCGCGTTTCTTTGTCCACCGTTTGCCGTCCCAGCGGGTGCGTCCGTTCGGGTCTTGAACGTACCGTGACAGGAACATTGCTTTCTGGCGTTCGGTGGAGCGGTAGCCACCTCCGATACCAACATCGACACCTTCTTCGCGTGCTGTGACGAACAGGGCGTGGAGTCTACGCCGGAACTCTGGGTGCAGTTTGTTCCATTTGGTGCGTTGTTCCATTTCTGCAAGGGTGAGACGCACCTTGCCATACCCGTATGCGAACTCCACGGTCAGCCTTCCAGTTCGGCGATGCGTGCTTGCAGGCTGTCAACCTTCGCGGACAGTTCTTGGATCGCAGCGACAGCAGACGACAGGATCGCTACTGGGTCGATGCCGGGTACACCGTCGTGGTCGGTGACAGCGAGAGGGATCGCCGCGTCAACTTCTTCAGCTATGAAACCGATGCGCTGCCGGTCAGGGTCGTCGTTGTAACGGAACGTGACCGACCGCAGCATGTTGACGAGGTCTAACGCGCCGTCGTCCAAAGTAACGATGTCATGCTTCACAGTTTCGGAACTAATCGAAGACAATGATCCGCTGTAGTACACGTCATGGACGTAAATGTCGGCGTACGCCAAACCTGCACCGCTGCCGGTAGGCCCGGTCACGTTCAACGCTGCCCACGAACCGCCGGTAGACCCGGCACGCAACTGGACGGTGCTTGTCGCGGAGTTGCTTGTACGAAGAGCGATACCTGCACCACCGCCAGGGTTCACGACGAGCTGACATGTGGAATAGTCGGCACCGATAGCGTTCTCGGTGAGAGTCAATTTGCCTGACTTCGACTGGTCTGTGCTGCCGGTCACCAAAATGCTGCTGGTGTCAACCTTTGCCGAAGTGATTGTCGAATCAGCGATATGCGCGTTGTCAATCGATCCGTCAACGTAATGCTCAGAGTTGATCGAGTTGTCATCAATCTTGTCGCCATTGACAATGTCGGCTGCGAGATGCTCCCGGTCGATTGAGCCGTCAACGTAATGACCGGAGTCAATCGAATTGCTAGCGATGTGGCCGCCGTCGATTGTGCCGAACGCTAAGTTGCCTGTCCCGTCCCTTCGCAGGACGTGGTTCGCACCCGCAACAATTTCTGATAGATCACCAGCCGTCCCACCGACACGCGCCAACACGGTATGTCCAGCAGCGTTTTCAAGTTTCGCATAAGTAACCGCATTGTCAGCGATTTTGCTTGTGCCGACCGCGCCAGTACCAATCTCGTCGCTACCGACCGCGCCAGCAGCGATCTGTGCGGCTCCGACAGCGTTGTCGGCGATCTTGGCGTCTGTCACAGCGTCGGTAGCCAACTCGGTGGTATCAACCGCGCCGGCAGCGATCTTCGCGTTCGTGACAGCGTCATCAGCGATCTTCGCGGTCGTGACCGCGTCAGCAGCTAGTTCCGCTGTGTCAACAGAACCATCAACGATGTGTGTTGCCGCGACCGAGTTTGATGCAAGCTCAGAACCCGTCACCGAGTCGGCAGCGATCTTGTCGGCGGTGACCGCGTTCGTAGCGATCTGAGCGGTGTCAACCTGCGCCCACGCCAAACCGCCAGACGCAGCAGAATCGGCAGTTAGGACGTATCCGTCGGTGCCGACAGCGAGACGTTCAAACGTGGACGCGCCGTGCGTGACAATGTCGCCCTTCGTTGTCCACGTCGAGGACAGTTCGTTCGCCTCATCAGCGTCGGTAGCTGTGAACACCGGATACACCGTTGAACCGTCAGCATGAGTCACATCTGTCGTGCCGTCCGCGCCACGCGAACCTGACACCGATAACGTCAAATCACCCGAGTTCGCACGGGTAACCAGAATCTTTTCCTCGTTTGCCGTACCAGGCTCAACAACAATGAAGAACGGGTTCGCACCGTACGGCCAGCCGGTAGCAGCAGCGACTGAGAACGAGGTAGCACCGGCAGCGAACGCGCCGTTCAACGTCGTTGACGCGCCTGCGCCTTCATATGCTCTGCGGGTCTTAGCCATCGTTTACTCCACTAGCGACCGTAACGTGACGGTGGCGGTGCCATCGAACACATAACTGTCATTCGGCGAATCTACAGGAACCCATTCTACACTCTCAGCGATCACCTTGTAGGTGCGTGGCCCTTCCTGAAACGTAACAATCCGAGGGTTGTGGATAAGATCACGCAAAAATTCCAGTTCAGTATCCACATCGAAGAAGTATTCGCGGTGTTTCCAGTACAACCGGGAGTGCAACAGGATTGGGATTTGGAACAGTTCTGACCGTGTAGGTGCAGGTACAGCGCGGGCTTGCCAACGCCACAACACCGGCCCTTCAGATGCGGTATCGGCGTCACGGTTCAACGTCACAATGAAACGTGCCTCACGGAACGGGTCGTCAACACCTGTCATTGTGAACGCGGTGGTGCCTTGACGGTTCGCTGTGCCCAACGAGGTGCGCGTGCCAGAGTCAAACTCAAATTCGGCTTCGATGGTGCCGTTCAACGGTTCAAAGTCAAGGTCGAAAAACGCCAAGAATTTGTTGTCGGGGATGCCCCACCGCCACACACCCGTATCGATGTAACCGGATGGCATCAGTTCGCTCGCATGTTCGGCAACAATGCCGACGCCTGACACGGTGAACAGCCGACGACCATTGAACGTGATGATTGACAGCACGTCACCCTGACCGGCATACATCAGATCGGGTGCGTGCGCTGGAAGTCCGGCATCTACGAGCTGACCAAGATCAACACGTCCGGTGCCGGTGTACTCGCTGGTGTAATCGGTGACCCCCACCCAAACATACTGGTCGTAGCCGTGGGCGCACAGGATCGGGTTCGGCGACGGGATCGTCGGGCCAAGCACCAGGTTCGCTTGGGTGTCAGATGTCGCGTATCGGAGTCCTTCGTTCGTGCCGATCAGCACATACCCGAGGTATGCGGACATTGAGTAGATCGTTTCGCCCTTAGGGAGTTCTGCTGCGACGACAGGCGTGTCAAGGGTGCCGTCTGCCTGCACGGTGATCTTGTAGATGAGGGCTTTGTCGCCAATGTTCGCGGCACAGTAGATCGCGTTTTGACCGGCAGCGAAATCAACCCAGCGAAGATCAGCGGGGAACGAGTCGTAATCGGCGGGCGGGCTGTTCCCAGTCGGGTCAACCCACAGTTCGTTCGTGGAGTTCCCACCGACGAACAAACGGCCTTTCACAAACTCGACCACACCGTACTCATGGCCGTAACTGGCAACCGACGAGGTATGCGATGCCGACGACACCTTCAACAAGCCCTGTGTCGCTCCCGTTCCAGCAACCGTGACGTACACATTGAAGCCGTCAGAAGTGGTATGCCGAACTGTCGCACCCAACGAAATCGAGGTTGGGCTACCGGCGAACGGGTCGTCGGTGTAATAGATGTTGCTGCCGTCCGTGTACCACAGTTCCCCGCCAGCCAACTCCAAGTACATGTTTGTGCCGGTATGTGTCTGCGCGAGGAACGTGTTCTTCAACAACGACACTTCGCCGTCTGTCCACACGTCCACACCCAACGACTGATAGAACCGTTGCGGGAACGAATCCGGCAAATCACCATACGGCTGATTCATACCGAAATGCCACGACGTTTGGCCTCGACGCCACAACCCCTGCGGGTTGATCGCAGCCTCACCAGGAATATCAGAGAAGTCGCTGGACTCACGCAGACGCGCCTCAAACGTGCGGGCATACCTGCCAGACGCCATATCCAGCGCGTACGAGCGACCGGCGATAGCGACAGGGAAAATGTCAGGTACGAGGGATGAGGTGCCGGAACCGCCCGTGTAAAACGTCGGGCCACCCGTATAAGCGGTGGTGAACGTGGTCAGCGACATAGCCGCCTACTTCCGAATACGGATCGGGTGTTGACGGTTCAACCGTGCCGCCTCGGCTTGGATGCGGTCACGACGCAAACGCTGCAACTGAATCATCGAGTTAGCAACAGCACCCGACGGCACTTCTTCCGCACGGCGAGTGTCACCCTGCGACTCGGTGAAGTTTCGTTTCACCTCACGCGGAGCGATGAGGCGCATCTGCGCCCCGATAGACAACAGATCATCCAACGTGTCGCTACCACCAACATCAGCGACGGTGTCCGACTCGGCGGTGAACTGGCCGTACGCAGCCTTATAGATCACACGGATACTCCCAGCACGCACAGGCGAATCAAACACCAGAGCGTTACCGGATGCGAAATCGGAGGTTGGCATGTCACGCAACAGACGCACCGAACGGATCACCGGGTAATCGTCGTTTAGGTAACGCAACCGTACGTCGTACAGGTCAATGATGTTAGTGGCACCAGCAAGATCAACCATCCGGTCAGAACCGTTGTAAGCGACATCAACCGTCTTCATTTGGAACAGGCCGTTCATCGGCGACGACAAGTCAGCCAGATCAGCGTTCAACTGGTTCAACACCCGATGCCGAGGGAACCGTGGGTTCACCGTCACAATCGCACCGGCATCATGCGTTGAAGCAGTAGTGCCACCGAAACCGCGCTCAACAACAGCGGTCTTCGATGTGCTGTTCGTCGTCCACACATAGAACAACTCTTGGCCGATCTCAAAGACACCGCCTTCGCGGACACCTTGCAACGAGTACGTCAAAGTGATCGACGTGGCTGAAGCGTCGATACCGGACGCAAGCTTGTTGCGTTCCTCGACCGTCCCCGCTAGCAGTTCACCAGAGACGCGGTCAATGAGTTGGCCTGCGGTCGTCACTTCCTGCGCTTCTTCGCCTTGAAGTTAGATTCTGCGCTGGACAAAGCAGGGCCGAACGACCACGAACCGGGGCCGTTTGACTGGGTTGAACCGCCCTTGCGGCCCTTCTTGTACTTCATGCCACCGTACATAGCCATGTCACTTCTTCTTCTTTCTCGCCATAGCGGCGTTATCGACAAGGTTCGGATACGGGCGACCCGCCTTCTTCGCACGCGCCTTCGCAGCACGTTTCTGAGCAGGTGACAACGACGACGACGACTTCTTCTTCGGGTTCTTCGTATCCCAAAACGCTTTCTTCTTCGCCGGCATCAGCTCACCACGCCTTGCACGACCAGAAACGTGCCTTCGTTTTCGGGCCAGGACTGTCACAGTTATGACGGGCACGAAAGTTCTTACGACGGGCAGGATCTTGCTTCTTGATCTTCATGTTCGGATCACCGAACGTCACCCGTTTCACATTCGCGCCGTCCTTCACATAGACGACAGATTTCTTACGGCCATAGCCCGGTTCACCCTTACGGATACGGCGAGGCGAGTTCAACTCAACCTGCTTGCCACGGTACACAGCCATGCGCCTATTGTACTACAAGATGCCTGTAACGACCTGTGACGGATGATCGGCCTTCTTCTCGATCTCGGCAGCACCGTCAATCTTTGCGGGCTGTAAACCGTCCTGTTTCAAACGCTTGTATGCGTCCATGTCTTTCGACCAGCGGCGCTCCGTCGCATCAATGTCGTTCGTAGCGATCTTGCGGGACGGCATTGAGGACGCGGCGAAAGCGACGCCTGCGATCCTGCAACCGAAACAGCCGTCAACGTCAAGACCAGGATGGGTTTCACGATGTTTCATGTGGAACAGTTTAGGTGATGAAGTCGCCGTAGCCTGCTGCTGTCAAAGCTGCTGCTTCGGTGTCGTCAACGGTGTATTGGTGACCACCGTAGTAGGTGATTGCTACATCGGAAATGTCGGCAGGGTCGTTCTCGATGTAGGTGCCGTCGGTGAGTTTGTACACGTTGCGGCCTCTTGGGAGGGCGGCGTAGTGACGGAGAAACATGTATGCCTGTCGGCGTTCCGCTGTCCAAGGTTTGTCCACATCGAAGTCGGAAAGATTGTGGAAATCGTCGGTGGGCGGGGTGAAGGTTGCCATCATGTGACCTCGTATCCTGCTGCGACGAGTTCTGCTTTCTCGTCTTCTGTGACGAAGTGTTCGTGTGCGCCGAGGTACAGTTTGACGACAAGGTTGTCGTTGCGCGGATCGACGTTGGTGAATGTGCCGTCAGCAAGTTTGTACACGTTGCGTGCCCTGGCTCCTGGTTGGACGAACCCGTAGAAACGGTTTGCTTTGCCTCGACCGAGGTAGGTGGCGAACGGGAAGTCGTCTTCGGCTGGTGGCCGGAAGATCAAGCTCTTGATCCAGTCGGCGGCGATGTCACCGCCTGTGCCGCTGCCAACCAGATCGGCAAAAACGATACGCGCCCCAACCGAGGCAGATGTGCCCGTTCCTGTTCCTGTTCCGGCGCGGGGGACGATACGCAGATAGGTCGCGGTGTCCCCGGTGGTTGCGCCGCCTGACCCATAGCCGGTGCGGAGCTGTTTGTGCAAGATCGCGTTGTTAGAGGTTCCAGCACCTGTGCCTGTGGCGGTGGCGAACGTGATGCGGAGTTGGCTGGTGGGGCTGTTCCCGCCTGTTCCCGAGCCTGTTCCCGTCGCAAACGTGGTTCTGACAGCGGTTGTTCCGCTGGTTCCCGAGCCGGTTCCCGTCGCGGTGCGTGGCACGAAACGAAGACCGGCGGCGGTCGAGGTGCCTGCGCCTGCCCCAGTTGCGGTGCGTGCCCGTGTGACAACCGGCGTAGAGCTGCTGTCGCCTGCACCTGCCCCGCTGGCTGTGCGGGCATGAATTTCTGCGCCGTTGTAGGTGAGGTTCGACGCGCTGTAGGTGAACCCGCTGTCGTTGTACAGGCGGGCCATTGGTTACTCCTGGTCGGGTTCTTCGACAGGGACTTGTTCTTGCAACATCCGAATATGAACTGCCTGAGCGCAGATCGTCAACTCCTTAGGGAACTGACGTTCAAACTCGTGGATCAAATCCATAGGGTCAATGTTCACGCTGCCTCCAAAGCAGATAGCCGTGCATCTATTTCCTGTAGAGCCTTGACCAGCACGGAAGTCAAAGCCAAACCATCAATCGCCTTATTCTCCCCAGACTTCATGTCGATATCAGTCACCTGCGGAATAACCTCACCGACTTCCTCGGCAACAAGCCCGATAGTTCCACGTTCCCACTGCCTGTAATAATTGCAGGGTTCTTCAACGCTGCTATCACAATCACGACCACAAATGTGTGTATCGTCGTGATCTGGGTCATCTTCGCAAACTTCATTAGCGATACAGTACCTTTGTTTGTCCCAACGGTATGACACGACATTCAACTGGTTCACCAAACTCATCGTTGTCGCATACTCAGGGTTCGTCATCGAACCAGCAGAAACAGGGACAGGCGGCGACCATTCAACAATGTCCTGTTTCTCATCACGCGAGGACTGGCTGGAAATAATCGCGGCAACCGTGTGATACCCGCCGTCGTTGTGGCTGCGAATAAATAAAATTCCAGACGAAGCACGCATCTGAGTTGTATGGGTATCCGAACCGTAAGAGCGGATAGCAATACCAATATCGTTAGCAGTACCCGCTACCGCCTGAATCGGCTGGGCCGACCAGTCATTAGAACTTGTGTCGTAGTAGAAACGACTTTCGCCGTAGAAGTCGCAAAAGTTGTTGCCGAACGCCGCACGCATAACGCCGCTAGTACCAATGTACACACGATCATTTGCCCCGTAAATACCTGTGTCTCCGTCAGATGACCAAGTGATTGGAGGGTCGGTTACCGACCCGTAAGCCAACTGGATTTCATTTCGCACCTGCAACACATCAAAAGATGATGTGCCAGAATCCGAATACAAACGACCTGCCACACGAAAACCAGAACTATCTGTGTAAGCCTTAGTTACGTTGTTGTGTTTCAGTTCAACAGAGCCGTTCAGCGTACCGTAAAGCATCCACTCATTATTCACATCGTTGTAAATGCCCCAAGCATTGGCACCGTCGTGCATGAAAACGACACGGCCATCAATACTGTAACCCTCCCAGTTGCCCGCGCCAGACCCATGAGTTTGAACTGTGCCATAACTTCCTGATACTTGACGCAACCCTCTGCTGCCAAGATACAAAAGGCCATCAATAGTCAAATCTCCGCGTACTGTTGAGCCACCTGCCATGTTGATGTACTTGTAGAAGTAGAAAGCAGGACGGTCAGTTTGAAAATGGCACCACGAGGTGTTCAGCGGACCGAAATCCAGATAGCCGTATGCGGTTGTCAATCGAAGGTCGTTCTCCGCGCCTGCGTCAGAAAGAATCGGACCGCTGTTGAGTTGCAACGAAGAAGTGTATGCGGCTCCTGTGGATCGGAACGTACCGTTGACATCTAGCGTGTACGAAGGAGTACTGTCGTTGACACCGACATTGCCCTCAAAGTGATGGTTTCCGAACCCGCTACCCGTCCAGTAGCCATACCTCATGACATTTGTAGAAGCATCAGCAGCGAGGAACCCGTACTCCGAAACTGTGCCGCCCGTAGATGAAATCCTGATCTGATCGACTGCGTTGCCTGCCCCAAACAAGTGCAGAGGTGAACTGGGGCTGGTTGTACCGATACCGACATTGCCAGACGAAGTAATCGTTACACGGTCAGTATTGCCTGTCTGAAAGTGCATATCGTCGCCAGCAACACGAATCTGTCGGTCATAATAGTTACCTGTCGAATCGCTGTCCTTGAACGCAATACCCGCACTAGAATCACCAGACTCAAACAAAGCCACAACGTTTGTGGACGCATCATAAACGTGCATATTGGTATCGGGTGTCGTTGTACCGATACCGACACTGCCAGACGAGTCAATACGAACCGCCTCAGAACCACCAGCGTACAACCGCATCTCGTCGCCAACAGCACCAACACGCACCTGTGTGTTGCTGGTAGTTCCGCTGTCAGTAAGTGTGATGTAGGCGTTCGTTGCGTCTGACCCAAAGTTTGCGACAGCACCCGATGACGACTGGACTTCCAAAGTGCGAGCAGGTGTTGTCGTGCCGATACCGACCCGCTCGTTCGCGTCGTCAATGTGCAACGGCGCGCCATCCAACAAGGCAGTCTCAATCGCCTCAACAGCATCATTCACATCCGCATGCTGGGCAGCATGATCCGGCGACGCAAGAGTGTCAGCCGAAGTCGGATTCGTAAACGAATCCTGCGAACCAGGGAAATTAGTAGCCACCAGCTACCTCAGTCGAGCGTCAACGTCAACGAAGTGATCTGAAACGTATCCCCAGCCGTCAACGCAGCCGACGACGCCAACGCCCCCGACCACAACGCATTACCAGCCGAAGAAGCATCCCACAACGACCAATGCGTCACAGTCTCCGTCGCAGCAACATTCGTCCACTCAACAGTCGCCGACGACGCCATCGAACCACCAGACGCCGCACTAAACGACACCGACTTGCGAGTCGTCTCCGTCGCAGCGTTCGCGGTGCAATCCTCCCCCGGATCACCCAAATGCAGCTGAAGATACGCGGTCGTCACAGAGAACGACGTACCACCGATCGTGTCCAACAACTTGTTTTCAGCGTAGTTAGAAATGCTCATGGTCTACCTTCGGTCAGGATCGTGCTGCCATTGTACCACCCCCACAACGGCAAAAGCCCCCCGCCGAAGCAGGGGGCTGATGCCTGAGGGAACTCGGATCAGGCGTTCGCACCGATCGAGGACGACGACTCAATCCGGCGAAGCGAAGCCTCGCGGAACCGACCGTAGCCACCGAGCCAGTACCAACCGATCGGCTGGAAACGCTCCAACGTGTCGGTCACAGGGCCACGCACGATTGACGGGCTGGGGCCGTTGCCATCGGTGATCGAGTGGGCCTTGGCGAGAGCCTGACGGCCCATGACCAGGGTGCCGTATGCGTCCACGTTGGATGCACCGCCATCAACGAACAGCGGGGCGCGAGGCGTCTCAATGAAACGGGTACCCTCAAACGCGCCGATCTCACCGTTGTAAATCATGTCGGTGTCAACGTACACATGCGGGTCGCGCCATGCGGCAGCACCAGTCTCCGAACGCAGGTCATAGCTAACATCTGGGTGGATGTAGCCCATGTACAAACCGTTGAACGTCGGGACGTTGTCGCCACGAAGTTGTGCGGTCACCTTACGGAGGTCGTCAGCTGCAATGATGTCCTCGGCGGCGATGGTCACACGCGAAGTCGGGTCGGTTGCGCCGCCCGTCGCGTAGTTGACGTTGGTGCCTGCTTCAAGAACGGTACGAACCACGCTGTCAATCGAGATACCAGCGTTGTAACCAACGACGTTGGCGGCAACGGTATCGACATCGAGGAACGAGGTGCCACGCAGCTTGGCGGTGGTCAGCACCGCGTTGCCGTACTCAGCGAGGGTCACGCTGACCTGGCTGTCGCTCATGGCGACGGCGGTCACATCGCTCGTCTCGGTCAGAGCCGTAGTTGCGGCTGCGAGGTCGTTGAAAATGGTGAAAGTCACCGTGGAACCGGGCATCGACTGGTTGGTCGGCTGCACGTCGGCGACAGCGTCGAACAACAGCTCTGAACGCAGCGCGAAGAACGCGATACGATCAAATGCCGCCTGATCGACGGAGAGGGATGAAGCCTGGGTATAGGCCATGATGGAGTCCTTCCGGGTTGGTAGCCCCGGTTAGGGGGGCTACTGTGCTTGGGCTTTTGCTTCGGCCAGCAACTGGTCAACCTCTGCCGTTGTTTTGGCTTGGCTGATTCGCGTCACGAAATCGACTGGGGCTTCGCTTGACGAGTCTGCTGCTATCTGCGTGGAACGATCCCACGTTTGGGCTTCAGACTTGACCTGCTCGGCCTGTGCGTCTTTCACGATTTGCGCTTCGATCGCTGCTTCTCTGATCGCGTCTTCGGTGAGGTCGCCGTCGTAGCCCTTCATAAAGTACTTGGAGATCGGAAGGTTCGGATCTACTCCGGCCTTCACGAACGCCAGTTCGCGGGCTGCTGCGGATGCCTCGTCGGCTCGCGCTTTCAGTTCAGCGTTTTCGGCTTCTAGCTGCTTCATCCGGTCGCGTAGCGGATTGCGGCCTTCTTGCTCGTCATCGCGGTCGATGTCGCTGTCCATATGTACACTCCTTCGCCCAACCGTCACCCGGAGGCAGATGACGGTGCTGCATATTTCTCCCGCTGTGCGGGGTTCCTGCCATATCTTGGCATCGTCAGAAATTGTAGCACAAGATGTTGTGTGTTATTGCAACCCTGTGACTTGGCCGGATCGTCCGGTTGCGAACCCACCGCCACCTTCGAACTCTGCTTGCCGGCGTCGTTGGCGTTGACGGAGACGTTGCGCTGCTGCCGGATCTGTCCCGAACACCGCGCCGATCTGTTCTTCCTGTGTAAGACCGCCTGCTTCTCCGGTAGTCGGCTGGAACACTTCTTGCAACTGTTCGATCGCTGCGAAACCTGCTCGGGCTTGCTGACCGGAGATACCTTCGCGTTGCAGTTCTTCTGCTTGTTCTGCTGTGATGCCGAAACCTGCTTGGGCTTGTGCTTCTCCGGCGATGCGTGCGGCGGCGGCACGGCGGGTAAGGGTGGTGTACGCCTTGTCTGGGTCGAGGAAGTAGGCGGCGAGGTCGCGTTCTTCGACGCCGTACAGCCGGCGCATCGCTGCAACGGTTTCTGGGTTGGCTTGTGATACTGCCTGGTAGCCCTGTTCGATGCGTGTAGCGAGTTCGTCTGGGGATACGTCGTATGCAAGGAATTGGGATACGTCTTCGGGGCTGTCGTAGAACCCTTCGGGCATGTCCATGTCGCGCATCACGTCGATCATCATGCGTTCAAGGTTCAGGTATTCGCCTTCCGGCAATGCCGACATGCCTTGCCGTAGACGTTCTTCGTTGGCGCGGAACCGTTGCTTGTAGAACTGGCCTGCTTGCCCGGTGTCCTGGCGCAGTCGGGCGAGGATGTTCTGGAACGCTGTGATGCCTTCATCGAACACCATTGTGCGGACGAATTCTGTGACGGGTTCAAGGCCGTAGTCACGAAGCGCGTTCTCGATGATGTCGTACGCCGACAATGTGGATGGGCCGGTGTCACTCATCAGACTCTCCCGAACAGGTTAGCAATTTCGTCGGCAACCGAGTAGGCGCTTGATTGTGCTTGCTGGGTGAACTCGTAGCCGAACTGTCGGTTAGTGCGGAGTTCTTGTTCCCATTCGCGTGCGCTCATCATCGACTGCTCACCCTTGTCGTTTGTTTTTGTGACCGCAGCCAAATATTTGCTGTCCATGAAATCGATCTGATCTGGCTCGAGTTCGAGGATAGCTGCGGCTTTTGACCTGTACGGTGCGACGATGTCTGTGAATGTGCTGCCGGCGTCGATCTGGTTAGATATAGCTGGGTACAGCACTTTCGCGTACTCGCGCATCTTGCCTTCAAACGACACGTTTGATTCTTCACCGACAGCGAACTTGTTGACGTAACTGTTGATTTCGGTGTCGCTAAGACTGATCCCGTACGATGCTGCCATTTCTCGAATGTCCTGGCCGATTTTTCCGGCGCGCAATTGCGACAGACCGGCGGTGCTTTTGACCGCTTCGGAGGTGACGGCTGTTGAGTAGGTTTGGTAGTTCCAGCCGCCTCGAAGGCTGTCGCGTGCGATTTGTGACGCTGTTTGTTCGGCGAGGGTGACACCTTGGGTGCGTGCGATTTGTTGTAGTTCTGCTGCGCGGTTGTCAATTTTTGTTTGGACGGTTGCCGGGTCGGTGGCTTCTTCCATGTCGAACTGGCGTGCCGATTGGGTGGTGGTTTTCCACCAGTCGGTTTGTTCGAGTGCGGCACGGAACTTGTCGTCCGACCAGTCGTTCATTGTGGCGTCGAGAAGAATTTGTTTCAGCTCTGGGTTGTATTTGAAGATTGCCCAGTATGCGCCGTATTGTTCTTCCGCTGCTTTTTCCCAGTCTTCTGGGAGCATCACATCTTCAGCGGGAGGGACAACGCCCCCAGCTACTCCACCTAGCCCGCCGCTAGGGGCACCATCGCCGCCAGCAGGCACGCCTCCCATGCCCGTTGCGACACCAGAAACACCCACACCTGCGCTGTACAAAGCAGAAACTTCTTCGCGGGTCATCAGCCCTAGATCGATAGCGTCTTGGGCAGTCATCCGCTCGACGGTGCTTGTCTGCGGGTTATACACCGACACCATCGTTTCTGACGGCGGTGCCGCAGCAGGAGCGGCAGGTTCGCCAGCAGCAGGTTCTTGTGTTACAACTCTTGACAGCCCTTGTTCGCGTGCCTCTCTAGGTGCCAGATAGACAGCACGCCCCAGATCGGGGTCGTAATACGCAACCCGCGTTTCCGACAAAGTTTCCACAACCCCAGCCAACTGCTGTTCTTCTTGGGCAACTGAGGTTCGTACAGGCCCAGCCATGTCTCGCGCAGCTTGCATGAAAGCAATTTCCCGATTGGGCATGTTGCTGGGATAAACAGAGAATTTTGCTAACGCTTGCAGATCGGGATTAGACGGGTTGGCTAAAGCTTCTGCGGCTCGTTTGCGATCGGCGACAGAAAGACCGCTTTCACGACCGCCATACCATTTACGAAATTCCTCACCCATCAAATCGATGATCGCGTCTACTACCGGGCTGCGTTCTGCTTCCCCGCCACCAGGCAGACGCCCAGCAGCCGGCTCACCGGGTACTGGAGGAACATCAGATGGGTAGTTGTAATCGTCACCTAAAGGTTTCGTAGTAACAAAATCGCTCCCAAGATTTGAAATACGATCCCACACGCTTTTGATTTCACGATCGCGAACACCTAAAGCGACACCGACGTTGTACAAAGCGTTTTCTTCTGTTTCGGTGCCTTGACCCGCGTCGCGGAGATAAGGAGTAAGAGCCAGCATCTGACCAGACGAAGGGTTTGCACGGACAGCGTCGAGCAACCGGCGTTCTTCAAACGTCAGGCGTGCGCCGCCAGTACCGTCGCGGAAATACCGGCGGTACTTGATGTCAAGGGCATCAGCGATTCTGTCAATAACGGTTGGGTCTGCTGCCATCAGAATCTGCCTCCGAGTAGGCCCATGAAGGTGTCCATCTTGCCGAGGAACTTGTAGCCCTGCGCCTCAGTAGGTGCAGCCTGCATCGCATACTGCTCAGCAGCAGTCTGCAACGACGTAGCCTGCTCGGCCACACCGGCCCCAGCCTGTTGCGCGGCAACCTGCGACGACTGATACGACTCAACAAACTTGTTGACCTCATCCTCCGTGAACCGGCGACCCAACGTGCGTTTCGCCATTTCATGTGCGACCGAACGGATATCCGCTGCCGAAGTGACACGGTAACGCGGGGCAGCAGGCTGCTTGTCTGGTGCGCGACGATCCAACTGGCGCAACATGTAGTTGAAATCGCGCCCCTCGACGTTCGCTTGCAACATGATGTTCGCCAACGCTGACTGCACCTGCGGGATCGTGTTCACCGAATAACCCTTACGGTCTAGAACGTCAACGATCTGTGACAACTCGTCCGGTGGAAGCCCGTAATACATTTGGATTGGGTCGTTATCAAGGTCGTAGTACGACGGGTCGCCGTTCTCATCGAAACGGATGAACTGGCCGCGTTCGTTGACGTTGCCGTGGCCGTCGTACTGTTCCCATGAACCATCACGGAAGATTTCGCGTGGGGGTGGGGTGTACGGCCATTTAGGGCTATCCAACTGTTGAGTAGCGAGAGCCTGTAGTTGATCTGGGGTAAGGCCGAAACGGGAAACTTCGCCGTTGTCCATCGGCACGGACTGTTCGCCGCCGGTATCCATTGTGTCACTCATATGTCAACCTCGTCAAACAGAACGCGCGACCAGACACGTTCAAACTCTGGGGTTTCATTTGTAAGCCGGTCGCCAACTGCACGCAACCATTGTCGCAGATCGGCGTTGTCTTTGCGTCCAAGAATGCCGAATCCGGCGGTACGCAACCAATTCTTGTAATCCGCTTCGGATTGACCGGCGGCACGCTGACCGACCATAGTGTTGCCGTCACGCGCCAACGCAACTTCCAACATTTGGTCGCGGTACACGCTGTACTTAGCGATCGACTGGGCGATCTCGTTATCGGCCAAACTGACGTTATCTGCCGCGGTCAAGATTTGGTCAAGAATTTGTTGACGTTCGTTGATGTTCAACGGCTGCGTTTTGAAACCAGGGAGTTCGGCCTCGAGCTGGTCACGGTACTCACGCAAAGTTTCTTTAGCGACATCTGACGGGTCGGTGCCGGCCTGCCGGACAGCGTGCATGTACAACGCTTTGCCGACAACTGCTTCAGCGTCCGCTTGAATTTCTTGGGTGTCGCTGATCCGTTCACGATCTTTCTCGCGGATCTGACGCAAATAGGTTTGCAGCTCGAACTCGCCGCCGATCGGGGCGAAGTAGCCGTACACGTCGGGGAACTTTTCGCGTACGTCACCGTTGCGTCGTTCCCAGTCGCCGAACAGATCAGTCGCTTGCAAACCCTGCACGTTGGATTGGGACAGACCGGGGAGAAACATCATCGTGTCGTCGCCGAATGCGGCAAGGAAGTTGACAACAGCGTTCTCGTAATCTTCGTCCTGCATGGTGCGGAACGCTGACGCGAGCAGCGACGCTGGGATGTTGCCCTCAACCATTTCTGTTACGTCGTTGACGGTGACCTCGCCCTCAAATTTTGTGGGCACGATCAGTTCTGGTTCCGGTCGGACAGGGCCGACGAATTGGCCGATGCCGCGCAACACCAGCAAGGTGCGCGCAACGTCGCGTGACCGTTGACGAAGTTCTTCCATCTGGTCTGGGCTGGTGTTGTCGTACTGGCCTGTTGCGTACATTGATCGGAAAGCGTCAACGTACAACGATGCGAACAATCGATCTGAGTCGGGGTCTGCGGTGATTGCCTGCGAAATTTTTTCTGCCCACGACGGCACGATTGATTCAAGCGGGTTTTCGTATGCGCCGAACGGTGCGATAATTTGCAGCACCTCATCGAACCGTGGTTTGTCACCAAGCAGTCGTTGAGCGGACATTTGGACAGCAGGCCCAAAACCGGGCAGCACCTGGAAAGATTGTGACAGCGATTGGGCTGGGGCGACGAACGACATGCCGACATCGCCAAGACGTTCCTCAACAACACCTTTTCCGGCGTACCCAAGTCCTCCACCAGCGATCGCGCCAGCAGCGAACGTCATTGGGCCGCTGCGTCCGCGACCGAACAAAGTTTCAAAACCGATACCGCCGCCAACCGCACCGATCAACGGAATCATGTCTGTTGAGAACGGATAGTTGAACACCATTTCCCCGGTCACCGGGTCTTTGTACATGAAACCTTTACCGTCGCCGTCAGGATCCATGTCGCGGAACCCTTGCGCGGTGACCGACATGTTCTTCAACCGATTCGGCTTAGTCAACACTTCTTTACGGTAGAAGCGGAGAGCTTCGCCCCATGCTGGGCCGAACGGCACAACGATCCGCATGATGTCCGTAAAGTTGTTGACTTCTGAAGCGTTGTAGAACACGCGCTTGGTTTCTTCCATAGCGAACGCTTTGCCGATGAATGACAACTGGTCGCGTGACAGGCCGCGTGCTTCCTCGAGGACACGTTCGTACTGTTTCGGTGTCAACGATTTGCCGTCAACAATATATTTGCCGTCCGCTCCGGGTTGTAGTTTGCTGAGACGGACGTACCGAGGGTTTGTCGGTTGGATGTACTGCCCGTTCTGGGCACGTTTGATCGTGTCCCACAACTCCGGCGACCCGACATATCGTGCAGCCCATTCGTCATCAACGATGCGGTACACCTTCTTGCCGTCTGGGCCTTTAGTGACACGGATGCGGCCACCGACCTTGCCCATGTCCTTGTCGGCTTTGGCGATGAGGCGGTCACGTTGTTTCGCTGAGATCAGTTTCCCGTCCCACTCGTACTTGCCGCCCTGTGTCGGCGACAGGCTACGAAGAAGACGTAGCTGTTCTTGTGCCTGTTCAAACGCGCCTTCAGCAATGCTGTTGTACGCGGCACGCAACGCTTCCGGTGTGACCTCGCCGGCCTGCACAAGATCGTTGACTTTCTTGTAGTAATACTGGCGAAATACCGGGGAACGGTTGAGGAACGCTTCCTTACGTCCGAACACGGACGAGAAGAAGTGGTTCATCGTGTTGTTCCACCAGTCGAACTTTGATCGGCCACCGATCATCTGTTTGTCGAGCGGCTGATCGATTTTGACGAACTCAGGCAAAGCGTTATCTGTGTTGCGTGTAGCGACGTTCAGTTCGTTGATTTCGTCAAGAAATTCTTTGGCGAACTCCATGTTTTCCATCGCGTCGTCTGCGGTCGCGCCTGCGTTGACACCTTTGAACGCCCGGTTGCGTGCCGCATCGCTACCGATCACATCGAGCAGCTGCTGGTTTTTGCCGGTCTTCACATCGACACGGCGCAGCAAAGACTCAGCGAACTTCTGCAAGTTGTGATCGATGAATTCGCCGTCAGCGGTTTTGAACGACACGGTGCCGGTGAACTTGCGGCCATTCTTGTCGGTCAACGCACGGTTTGTCCAACGGCTTTGCAAACGCCGCAAATATTCTTCACCGTCAGCAGATTTGAGGAAGTCAACTACCGCTTGGACGCCGAGGTCGTCTGCCCCGGCGAGACGTGCTTGAACCATGCGTCGTGCTGCTTCGTCGCCAGCCAGCAAACGTAGTTCAACAGCGACACCGCGCGCATAGTCAGTTTCTGACTCAACATTCTTTACTACCCGGAATCGTCCTGACTTGCGGCCACGGAACGCCAACTGGATTGGGTCTTGGAGTTCGCGCACCTTTGCACCAGTTGCGTCGAAGAACTCTTTGTTGCGGGTTCGAGCCATGCGGCCTGCGCTGCCGATCCATCCGGTGCCGTCAAGGTCGCCTTTGAAGGTGTAGCCCATCATCGACTGGATCCATTGCAGCGGGTGTGTTGGGCCTGACGCGATACCTTTCGCGGTGGTTTGGCGCATGATCGACTCAAGCATGTTACGGAACATGTAGCCGCCGGTCATCAGAGTGACGGGTCGCCACACTTGGTTCTGGATGAAATCGAGTGCGGTGACGTAGCCGCGTGCGTCGCCGTACAGTTTGGAGTTTTCTGCTGACTTTGTCCACAGCCATGAATACTTAGAGGTGGCGCGCCGGATGTTGCGTGCGTCAGGGAGGTAGGTTGTGAACTTCTGTGCTTCGGTGCTGAGTTGTGAGAAACCGGGATCCATGTCGACCAGGCCGTCGACCTCGACGCCGTCTTCTGTGACACGGACGCCGTCGATACCTTTGGGGTTAGCGAACTCGTCAATTTCGCCGTAGTTGGCGTAGTTGTCGATGTCTTTCTGGAACTGTTCAAACATGTCGTCAATCATTGACTCGTCGCCGCTGCGGGCGAGAGGGCCTTGGTTGTCAACCATTGATTTTTTGACGACGTTTGTTAGTTCGCGGAAGACGTTGCGTGCTTCTTCTCGGTTGCCGCTTTCCAACGCGCGGGTGAGACGCAAAGTGAGGTCGTTGCGGACTGTGGCGTCTGCGCGGACTGTGCGAAGGTATGCGTCAGCGTTACGGATCGTTGAGTTGATTTCGCGTGGCCCAGCAGCATCAATGACGAATTCGTCGCCGGGTACGATCGCGCCGAGACGGGAGTTCATGTTGCGTAACGTCAGCCGGCGGCGGGCGTCGTCCATCCGGTTGATGCTCAAATCGTCTACACGGTTGAGTCCTTCGCGGAACCCTAGGTTGCTTTCGAGCAGACCTCTAGCTGCGGCTTCGGTTCCTGCTTCTACAACGTCAGCATGGAACACGCTGTCGGCTTTCGGGAACATCGCCCGAGCCTCATCCATGTTTTTGACGTTGACCATGTTTCCCATTACTTGTCTGGCGCGGTCGCTGTCGAGCCATCTGCGTGCTTTAGCAGTATCGATGTAGTTGCTGCCAAAGTTTGAGAGGCCGGCGGTGCGGCGCAACCCTGCGACATCGCCGACTTGTTCCAGCCCTGCTGCGAGGACACGGCCACCTGGCACAGACGGGGTAGCGATCGCCGCAGCAGCATCTACCACGCCAGACCAAATGTTGTACGACTTTGATCCTGGTTCTGCGAACGACGCGGCAAACCCGCGCCCGAATGTCCATGCTTCGCCGTCGATTGTCCCTCGATAATCAGACGCTGCTTGCTGTTGTTGTTCTAACGCTGCTTCGCCGATGAAGTAGCCTTCGCCGGATTCCGCGCCGGACATCAACGCGCCAAGGTCGGTAGATGCAACAAGACCGTCGAAGAAACTTGAGTCAGGGGCTTCGTAATAGCCTCGGTCGCCGGGGGATCCCATGCTGGCATATGCACGGGAACCGACGTTGACTGCGAGCTGCGGGACGAATTCCAAACCTGCGAACGTCCATTTCGCGCCGGACTTCACGATGTCATGTGTTTTGTCCCAGATTTTGCCGAGGACACCCCGCGTGTCTTGTTCTTCGGCTTGTTGCTGTTGTGCGGCCATCTCGATCTGGCGTTCCAGCGTTGAGGTTGCCATGTTGACACCTTCGCCGAACGATATCTGCCCGCCGTTGATTGCTTGGGCTGTGGACAACGCGACGCTGGGATCGACGTTTGGCACCGCACGCACCAGATTGTCAACGGTGTCCGACAGGTTTTGGGAAACCATGCGGGTCTGTTGGGAGCGTCGTTGTTCCCAAGCATCTAGCTCACGATATAGCTGATGCTCGTCCTCAATAGAGAAGTCGATCGGTTCGATCATCGTTTGGTTTCTCGGATGCGTTGCAGCAGTAAGCCAACACCGTCATTGGGGTACATCTCGTACAGCAACGACAAGTTTTCTTCGACATCGTCGCGGGGGACAAGACGGCGACGGGTTGTGGATAACCTGTTTGCGCCAGCACCAAACGGTGCGCCAGCGGTAATTGGTTCGCTTGGGCGTTCAGTTGGGCGTGCCAACGGACGATCACCGGGCTGTGGGCGTTGCGCCATCTGCTGACCTTGGACAGCGGTCGGAGGTGCCCCCGGAGGAACAGCCTGCTGGGCGCGTTCCTGCGCGACACCTTCGCCGTAGGTTTGGCCGGTGAACCGCACCTGACGGGTGGCAGCGTCACGAAGATCGCTGCGATTGGGGTATGAGCCTGTGTCAGACATTTACGCTCCTAACTGTGCGAGGAGATCGTCCAGACCGCCGCCGCCGGGAGGTGGGCCGGCCATCGGCTGTTCCGCACCCATACCAGGCATCGCCAAACCAGGCATCGTTTCCGGTGCCATCGATTCGGCTTCGGTGGCTTGACGTTCGCGTGCCTCCTGGTCAACCTCTGCGACAGCGTCAAACAACGACTTGTTTTCAACCATCACCTTGCGGACAAGCGACGCAAGATCAGCAGGCTGATACGGGCCGTCCGGTTGTGACGCCTGCTGCTGGATTGATGCGAGCAGCGCAGCCTCGACACCTTCGGAGGTGATCCGGTCGTGTTCCATCTCGGGATCGTCAATCAACGGGTCGGCTTCGCGTGCCGACTCTTTCGACATCATGCCGGTGCCCATCCGCTGACCCAACCCGATAATGAGGTTGTTTACGTCGGAGCCGGCAGCGGAGTACGCCACATGGTGGAAATCGGTTTCCCACAGTTTGTTCGGCGTGTAATCCGCTTTGTCAACATTGGCGCGACCAGGGATGAAGAACGACTTTTGCTGGTTACCGAAATACGCTTTGTCAACAGCGATCGCAACCTTGTCTTCCTCGAGCAGCGACGACGCCAAAATCTCTTGTGCTTCCTGCACACGGAAATCAACCGTTGCGGACAGGACGTTCTCACCGCGTCGGCCAGTACGAATGTTCGTGCCTGACTCGCCGCTGAACTCGGCAGGGATCGCACCTTCCAAACGCTCTTGGCGTTCAATCCTGTCCAACGCCTGCTCAGTCTTGTAGCCGGGGTTGACCTGCTGGATCTGAAGGTCACCGCCCTTGATGATGCCAAGCTGACCGCTTTTGCCGTCAGCGATCTGGATTAGTTCGG